TAAGTGGGTTGCGAAAGTTCCATGTTCAATGGGAGGAGCTCATCGAGGGTCGGACTGATCGAAATCAGGTCGTCCGCCATGTAGGGCATGCCCTCGATGACTGCGCGATAGGTGGCCTGGAAACGTAATCGTAGAGACCACCATGCCTGGGCCTTCGCGTTGGCAAAGAAGTCCTTGTTCTGACGCTTTAGCACCATCTGGCCCTCTGGATCGTAAACTGCGCCGGATCCCCGAAACGGCTCATCGCGGACCCAGGGTCGACCGGCCGCCTCACGATCCTCTGTGATTCGGCGGGCATCGCCACGCACGCCAGCGCCCAGGCCGTCGGCGTCGTAGTCGAATATGCGGTAATCCTGCTCATCGCAGATGTTGAAGGCGCACACCACGCTGCGATAGATGTCCGACCCTTTCCCGCTCCATGACTTGAGGTATTCGAGGACAATTCCATGGCGCCCGGCGAATGCGTTCTTGTCGATGCCTTGGTCGGCGACGTCCAGGGCACCACGCTTCATCCCGGTCGGTTCGATTCCGAGCTTCAGATGTGCGCCGATCGCCGCCTGTACCCATGCGCTGGGGATCAAGACGCCTTCGACTGAGCCGCGATAGTCGATATCGATTTCGGCTGCGACGGTGACCGGGTCGAGTTCATCGACCTGCTTCCGATACCATTCGTCATCCTTGCGTGGGTCGTCGCGCCAATGGAATGTGAAGACCTTGACCTTGCCACCGAACCGCTTCTGCGCAAAGGGATTGGCGAGACCGTTGGGCGTGGAAATATCCTGTCTGCAATTGGTGGTCGCGGATAGCGACGCGTCGATCAGATGGGGTCGTTCTAGAAATGCCGCCTCATCCACGAAATAGATCGACCCCCGGTCGCCCCGGCCGATGCCGTCGCCCGATTCGCCGGTCAGCGCCGAGCCAGTGCCGGGAAAACTGATCCGCATGTGCGGCGCGTGCTTATCCCGGTTCCATCCGCCAAGAAATTCGACCGGAAGGTTGGACAGGAAGAAACGCGCCTTTTCGAAAAGAGCTTTGGGATTGGCGCGGGAGTCCACGTATTCCTCCTTTCGAGATCCGAATCCGATCACCATGCCGCGATGAAATAGGCAGAGCGTTGCGGCGGTGCAGATGGCAAGCCAGCTCATGCCCATTTCGCGGGTCTTCTCGGTGATACCCGGCTCCTGCGAGCGCCAGCGTTCGAGCAGCCAGTCCACCCATTGCACCTGGCGCGGAAAGAGCAGGAAGGGTATGGCGGTCGGAATGCCACGCTCCACGTTGCGAGGGTCTGACGTCAAACCCCAATCGGAGATGAACTGCGCCGGGTGTTCGCGGTAGTAGTCCCTGATCGCCGGCAGAGCGGAGGGGTTTGCACGTAAGCGCTTGAGCCGTTCGGTGCGGGCCGCGAAGACGGGAAGGTAGTCAGGGTTCCGCCAGTTGAACGGGGCGACCTGGATCACATGATTGGTGCTCATGCCGTGACTCGCATGTCGTTGGCGGGATAGCATCGGCGGCTATGACGATCAGCGACTATCTCAAACAGCGAATCCGCCTTCTGTTCCTTGCCATGTTTGTGGCGTGGCTGTGCATCCCACTGTCCGTAGTCATCTTCGGCAATAGCGCAATGAAACACGAACCGCCGTGGCCAGTGGTCGTATTTTTTCCGCTCTTTGGGCTGGTGGTGCTCCTGCTTTCCCGGACGAAGTGCCCTCGCTGTAAAGGTCCTCTGTACGGTTTGGCTGGCAATATCGCATTTCCATTCTTCCGGCAGCGGCGAGTTCGGTACTGTCCGTACTGCCGCGTCGATTTCGACGAGCCGATGACGAAGTGAGATCATGCTGCCACCGTGCCGATGAATACGCGCCGGCTGTACTCAGCGAGTAGCAGGGCCTCGGCGCGGTTGTGATCTTTGGCCCGCGCTAGATCAGCGTCGGGAAATAGCAGCCTTGCCTTGTCGAGCGATGCCGACTTGCTGGAATCGAGGCCCATGGAACGCTTCCAGGAGGCCGCTGTGACGAGCGAGAGGGGTACCGCTACACGTTGGCAGGCTGCGAGGATCGAGCCCAGCACGCAGCCCGTGGTGAAGGTGGACGATACCCCTTGACCTGGCATTGATTGCGAGCGCTCGACTGTGATTCGCGCTGGTCTACCGTCCCGGCACAGCATCAGCAGACTCGTCAGTTCATTCGAGTGGATCCAAGCCAAACTATGGTCGCGAATCACGGGAAGGTCGGCACAAAGGATCAGCTGCGCCTGGTCGTCGATGGCGGCGATGGCGCCCGTAAGACCGGGGTCGATTGCGATATGTATCACGCCGCCGCTCCCTGCGTTGAAGGGTAAGATCGGCGACCATGAAATTGCGTGCCTACATCGAACTGCGCCAGATGAGGAACTGGCTTATCACAGCGACATTTGTTGCGCCGTGTGGCCTTTGCGCCTTTGCCGCTCCAAAAAATAGCTCGCTGAGATTTGTCGCTATAACTCTCTTTCTCGTGTGTGTTTTTGTGGGAGTCGTCAGAGCGGGTCGCACACCTTGTCCCCGCTGTGGCAAGTCTCTCGGAATGGTTGCCCAACTGGGCGAAGGACAGGGTCGCGGCATCATGGGCGTTAACTGCTGCTGTAGGCACTGTGGCCTCGGTCTCGACGAAGAAGTACCGAGCTCTTCGAGATAGTGAGCTAAGCGGCGGCCACCCGTTGAACGGTGCTGACGCCAACGCCGAGGGTGCGGGCGATCTTGAGCTTGCCGGTGCCCTTGGCGAGCATGGAACGGATTTGGCGCTCGGTTGCGCCGTCAACACGAGGCCGGCCGAGTTCCTTGCCCTGCGCCTTCGCACGGGCGAGACCGGCATTGATGCGCTCGACGATGATCGAGCGCTCGAATTCGGCGAAAACCCCGCACATGGACAGCATGGCTTTGCCGGCAGCAGTCGAGGAATCGACGTTTTGCTGGTGCAGATACAAGCCGACACCTTGGGTTTTAAGTTCCTCCATAAACTCGACCAGGTGCTGCAGGCTGCGGCCGACGCGGTCAATCGACCAGGCGGCGACCATGTCAAGCTTACCAACGGCGGCATCCTTCGAGAGTTTCTTGAACGCAGGGCGCTCGTCGCGGCCCTTGGAGCCGCTGATGCCGTGATCGATGTATTCCTCGACCACATGCCAGCCGCGCTGCTCAGCGACCCGCATAAGGTCCTGGCGTTGGTTCTCGACGGTCTGCCCGGTGGTGCTGACCCGCAGATACAAACCGACGCGTTTTGCCTTGCCCATGATCCCGCTCCTTTTCGTGTGCGTGAATCATGCGCTCTGCACATACGGAAAACAAATGATTCCGTATAGGTAATTACGGCATGCGCAACCACATGAAATGCATACGACGGCATCAGCCAAAACACATAGGGATTTCGGTATGGCCTCATTCTCCCAACCTCTCCCACACCGTGAGCGCGGGGTTGACTACATCCGGTTCAACGTCGTCGGCCTCCGACCGCCTGGTGATCACCGTGTCTGAATCGGCGGCGATGTCACGCTGGATGGCCAGCGGCGCGAGCGGCTCAATGGGCGCTTCTAGGCGCACAGTCGGCTCAGGTAAGGCGAACGTGATCGCATCCATGTCAGCGTGCGGGTTGCCCATCAGCAAGGCGTAGGCGGCGGCTGCGTCGCTCGCATTGGTGATCGTGCCACCGTTCGGCATGTTGATGTTCACCAGCGATGCAGCCGGGGCTTCGGGCTGCAAGAGGCGGCCGTAAAGTCGATAGAAGTCAGTGCGGTTCACACGGCCCCATTTGATCAGGCCGTCGACGCCGCCCAGGCCCTCGAAAGCCAGCTGGAAGGCTTCCTTCGCCGCTCGGGTGATTTTGTTGGGCTGGCCAGGCTTCCTGCCCTTGCCCGCATTCGTCAGGTTCTTATTCTTCGATGCCATCAGTAGCAATCTCTATTGTGGTGGGAAATTTTGGCGGTCATCTCCCGCCCTCGTAGATGGTGATTTCAGGCTCGCAGGTGCACGGAGAGCCGCCATTGAGAATTGGGCAACTGTCGTGGTGGATGACAATGGCGTGGTGAAGGCCCGGCCTGAGCGCTTGGGCCATCGCAAGTCGGATGGCCTGCTCCAAATACTGCGGAGATGCGTGTCGTGCCTTACCCATGGGTTCGACTCCCAAAACAGGTGCACGAGGGCAAGCACGAAACACGGGGTCTTACAGACCCCTCGTGCTTTTCGTGCCTAGCAGCCAGGCCCCCGCTTGCACGGCGCACGAAAGACACGAAAAGAGGCTTCGTGCTTTTCGTGCTTACCAATTGTCGAATCAGGCGGCTGAAACCGTGATTAGGGACCTCGCGAGACACCAAGCACGAAACCGACCCTATGGCTTTTCGGGCACGAAACGTGTTTCGTGCTTGGGGGTCATTTTTCGGGTGCGTTTCGTGCCTCATTTCGTGCTCTCCGTAGGAGGGTATTTGAGGGTGTGCCGCATCGGGGTTCCCCAGACATAGCCCGCACTGATGAGGCCCTTGAGTGCGTCGCGAGCCGACTGCGGCCTCATACCAATCAGGCGCCCAGCCTTGCGCACAACAGCCTCGGTCCATCCGTTCTCGCCGGCACGATGACGGCGTTCGAGATCGGCCAGCAATGCCTGTTGCTGCTTTCCAGTGGGCGAAGGTCGTTCTGTCTGAACAGTTACCGGCTTGACGATGATTGTGGTTCGCGGGTCTCCGAAGCTATCGGGCTCCGGCAGGGTCACGGCTTCGAGCGAATAACAGAACTGAAGGCCGGTTGCCGAGTCGCGGGACTTGACCAGCGTCGCCGTTCGAATCCCAGACACCGGATCGGCGGCAATCGTGAGGATGGCATCGCAGGCCGCCGCGAGTGAACCATGGCCCCGCAAACCGGCGCTGTCCCCTTTGCTGGGGTGGTGGATGAGCATCACCGCGCATCCCACCGTCGCGGCGATGTGCTTGGCGGCGGCGACCAGGCGGATCATCCTCTCGCCGTTCTCGTCACCGTCCCCGAGACAGCTTGCCAAGGTGTCAATTTGCACCAACTTGACAGGTGTGCCCTCTGAGGATTCGACGTTGCGGATGGTTGCGATTACACGTTCGCTGTCGATCAGGCTGGTAGTTTCACCGCCAAGTCCCGGGATGCCTTCCGCGAGATAGAACGGCAAACGGCAATCGGGATACTTGCGCGCCTTCGCGGCTCGCGCTCTCATGTTCACACTGGCCGGCGCCTCGGGCGCGAAGTAGACAACAGGCCCCCCCTTTACCTTCAAGTCGAACCACGGCGTATTCGCTGAGACGGCGAGACCGTGATCGACGCCCAGCGCGGTTTTGCCCGCATTGGGCGCACCGACCATGGCGATCACGTGACCGTGCCCATAAGGTCGCTGCACGATTTCGGCAGGAGCATCGGTCTGCACTTCGTCAAGGCCGCGTACCACGAAGCCTTCCAAAGAAGGACGTGATGGTGCGGATACCACGCGCTTGCGAGGCTGTTGATCCTCGTAGGCCTTGTCTGGAAGCGTCTCCCACGGCCGCATCAAATCGGCAGTGCTCGGTTTTGCCGACATCATGACCAAACACGCGGGCGACTCAATCCTAGGTCGGGCCGCTTCAATTCCAAAGCGCGCTGGATGATATTGAGCGCATCGGTAATGCGGTTCATCGCAATTTCCGAGAATTCAGCATGCTCCGCTATGACTCGCAGCGTGAGGACTTCGCGCTCAGCGGCTGAGAGCGGTCAGTTAGTTTGATGCGCTGATGTGCACGATCGGTGATGGACCATCATCGATCGTGACCGCGGCGTCATCGCCGCGGTCATCCTAAGCTTTC